CGGCCTCCCCGAAGAACCGCGTTCGGCCGTTGCGGATCTGGACGTAGCCGTGGCCTTTCAGGACCTCTCCATCGGCGGTTTCGGTCTTCCGGACGCGGACAGTCCGCGCCGGGATGTGGGCGAGACCGACCGGCGTCCCATCGGCTGCCGTGAGGATCTCGATCGCACAGTAACCGATCGCGTGGTAATCGATCCGCGCCTGTTCAAGCACCTCCTCGGGAGTCGTCGCCGCGGTGCCGTTCGGGCCGACCATCCACTTTGAGTCCGAGCCGTGCCAGAACCCCCGGATGGTGTCAAACTGCTCGTCGTTCGCGTCCTCGCTGTTGACGCTGCGATGTGGGGCGATATTGAAGCCGTGACCGACCTCGTATCGGGCCTTCTTGCGGACGGCCGCCGAGTGTGTTTCGTTCAGTTCCATGAAGGCCGCAAGGCGATCGGGATTGTACGGGGGCTGGATCCCGCGACCGATGTCCGTCGCGATGCGGCGCTCGTTGAGCTGGGTCGTGTCCTCGGCTTTCTCAAGGCCGCCGCCGATCTTGGTGACATCGACGCCGATCCGAGCCGTCTCTGATCCCGCCCCCGTCTCCTCGTCGTTGCTCATTTGGAGACCTCCGTCCGAGTACAGCCGTTACAGATGCCGCGCGACTTCTCGCGGCCCGAGTGCAACTCCGTCCCGCACTCACGGCAAGTCTGTCGTGTTGATCTCATAGGAGACTGACTCCGGTCGAATCGTCATCCTCGCTGTCGTCGACTGCGCCCCGACCTTCGAGCCGACGGAGGCCCTTCTCGGACATATACCACGCCGCGATCAAGTCAGGCGTGTGGCCCTCCAGCCGCCCGTTGTCGAGTTCCAGTGACTCCATCGCCGTGATGAACTCCTCGCTCGGCGCATGGTCTCGGTAGAAGTGCAGCATCCCGTTCTCGACGAGCGTCCGAAGGCGTGGGATGCCGTTCTCCCAAGAATGCTTCTCGGAGCCGGTGTTGAGTCCAGTCACCTTCGCGGCCAGCTGGGAGTCGAACTCGATCGCGTCCTCAACGATATAGCCTTGGATGCCGTTCGACTCAATCACGATCGCTGCCGGGTCAAACCGGGCGTCGTACGAACGGAGTTGCGTCTTCACCTGCGAGGGCGAGAGCCCCGGCTCAGAACGGGCGTCTAGGAGCACGCGCTCGCCACCGCGTCGGCGGAGCCACACCGTGAACGCGCAGTCGTCGCCGGTCGGGCTGTTCGCCGGGTCGTGGCTGACGACGATCGCCTCGCCGCTGCCGGCGCGGTACTTTCTGGGGGGCGACCGGTTGCGGATCGAACACCCGCCCTGCTCGAC